CATGAGCGCATTGACACAATTGAAAAGCAAATTGTTGCCATGAAAACTGAAATGGATATTCAGTTTAAGGATCTGTTCAATCGTGTGAAAAGACTAGAAGCTATTATGATTGGCTCGTCGGCAGCTATAATTATTATGCTGCTAAGACTGAGCCTATCGGGATAATGACTTGGCTGTACTTGAGAGCATCATGGCTGCGAACGCCGCTTATTCGGTTATCCGTCAAGCTCTCAGTAATGGTAAAGAAACTGCGGGACTTATTGGCGCGGTTGGTAAGTTTCTTTCGGCGGAAGAAGATGTAAAGGAGGCTGTTCAACGCAAGAAGAACAGTCCACTTACTGCAATCACTGGTGGCTCGGAAGGTGATTGGGAAGAATTTCAACACCTAGAAAACTTAAAGCAAAAGCGGCAAGAGTTAGAATCTTACTGTCGTTTATATGCGCCCCCTGGCACATGGGATCGTTGGCAGCAATGGCAAGCTGAAGCTCGTAAGCAGAGGCAAGCTGCTAAGAAGGCTGCTGAGAAGGCCAGAGAGGAGCGTATGGAAGCGATAGCAACATTCGCGGGGATTGCCATGGCTGTAATCGTTCTGGCTCTCTGTGTCTATTATCTGGGCGTTTACTTGGATCGTTGGTAATGTGGATTCTTGTGTGGCTTAGTTTCATAGACAATAGATTTGAGTATTATCAGCTAGGTGCGTTCGGCACTGAGGCGCATTGCAACAGAGCAAAGGCCAAAGCAGAGGTAATGGTTAAGAATGTCGGGCAAGCAGTCACATGTTTTGCAGTTGATAGAAATTAAGTCAGGTGTGTGGTGTGTATACAAAAACAGAAAAGTTGTTATAATCACCACGCATAAACGGATAGCGGAGCGTTTATATGCCAGCAACAGTGATTGATGAATACAAGATATTCCCACGGCTGATGATGCTAGTGGTTACTATTTTAACTTACCAAAGCGTACACTGGTACATGTCTTTGCCTGATCCTAGCAATGGACAGGCTGGTTTAGTTTCAGTTTGCATGGGCGCATTGACTGGTTGCTTTGGTATCTGGATGAACAAAGAAGCTAAGACGGATCGTGGCTCATGATTGGACAAATAGTATCTAGCTTAGGTGGCTTAGCCAAATCCTATATTGACAGCAAGACAGCGATTAAGCTGACAGAAGCTGAGATTAAAAAGAAACAGTTGACTGGTGAAATTGATTGGGAACAGTCTGCCATCGAAGCCAGTAAGGAAAGCTGGAAAGACGAACTTTGGACTATAGTTTTTGTTTTAATATTATGTGCCAACTTCATTCCTTCATTGCAAGATACAATGGCACAAGGCTTTGCTAATCTGGAGACAACACCGTTATGGGTTCAATGGGGAATGTATGCTTCCATAGCTGCATCGTTTGGAATCCGTACTATGAGAGGGTTAAAGAAATGAGTTTTAATTTAAGTAAGCGCAGTCTTAATAGATTGAATGGTGTTCGTTCCGACATGGTTGAGACTGTGAAGTTAGCTATTAAACTAACGCGCGTTGACTTTGGTGTGACATGCGGCTTGCGTACAGTTGAAGAGCAAAAGAAGCTTGTGGCTACTGGTCGCTCTCAAACTATGAATAGTAAACATATCCCACAGTCAGATGAATACTCTCATGCAGTTGATCTTGTTGCATATCAAGGTTCTGATGTTGTTTGGGAGTTAAATGTTTATGACGAAATATGTGATGCGATGGCAGCGGCTGCCAAAGAAACTGGCGCGTCGATTAAGTGGGGTGCAGCGTGGAGCGAGGGTGACATACGCGCGTATAAAGGCTCGGCTGAAGATGCTATGAATGCTTACATTGACCTTCGTCGTTCTGAGGGCAGACGTCCGTTTCTTGATGGCCCTCACTTTGAGCTGATGGCCTAAGTTTAGGGCGTATAGACTTAGATAATATACCAGTATCTTTGCAAAACAAATCGGCTGGCAATACATCTGATATTTCTTCACTGGCACGAATGACTTCCTGACACTTGGCACTACTTTCGAGTAGTATATTGGATTCCATTGGGTATCCATTTAACACATAAGCTATTGTAAATATAAAGTAAGTTTCCATTGCGCTCTCCTTTTGTTTTGATAAGTTGTCTTGGTGGGCGGTTGATACTATCAGTTTTTGTTGGTTGTATCAGACTGCTATAGCCCGACACATAGCTCCGCCCACACGATTACATCCCACTCTCTGAATGCTGAACAAACTTATCATCAAGCACTACACTTTTACGGGGTAAGCGATAGCGATACATGCAGTTCCGTACAGCAAGTACATCTTTATCTAATACATCGGCTGCTTGCTCTGGTGTCAGGCCATAGTTTAGCATCTTGTTTATTTTCATTGCTTGTGGGCTGATCTTTACTTCTGTCTTTTGCTTTTTCTTTTCTCGCCCTAGCTTTAGCGCAGCCGCTTGGCTTTTCTTGCTGCGATCCATTGTGTTGCCAGTGTTGCCAGTGTTGATTTGCTTCTCTTGTTTGAGTGCCTTGAGCTTCATCATCATTGCAACTTCTGCTTGATTTGGGTCGCGCTTAAATGCTCTTTTGAAATTGTCCAATGTGATCTCAACGTCCACAACATTAACCATTGTTTCATCCTTTGAAAAAAAGGCCAGCCCGAAGGCTGGCTAGTTTAGTGGGAGGCTGAGGCAAAATCTGCGATGAACAGGCAGTGTGTACCTCCCACGGAGAACATCTCTATTTAAAAGGGAATGTCATCATCTTTCAAGGCTTGTGATGCAGCTTTGCCTTGTGGCTCTGAGATATTGAATGACATGTATGGCTTACCATCTTTCATTCTACGCCATCCCGCTACTCTGCGGTTGGGATGTGGGTCAGTCCACGGCTGCTGTTTGTCTTGCATGTTGTACATGTTACCAGTGTAATCAGGCGCACCTTCTTTGCCACCTTCTTGTTTAAACATTACACCAACTTTTTCGTAGACTTCCATGATCTCACGTCCACCTTTGGTTTCACGACGAACAATTGCATAGCGTCCTTCTCTGCCCTCAACATTCATCTTGCCTTGCAAGATCATCTTCATGTCTTCAAAAGGTGGGAATGCCACGCCATCATTTGTATTGTCATATTCTGCCATGCTTCTGGCTCCTTTAGCTAAATAAGTTTATCTTGACGAGGATCGTCTGGTAGGAATTTTATATCTATTAGTTGGTAATCTCTTCCTCCTGTTTTAGATTTAAAAACTTTGCTTGATGGCTTTAAGCTTTCAATTTGAAAAGGCTCAAGATACATAATCTTGTTATTGTGTATAAGCTTGAGGCCGCCTTGTTTGATTGCGGCCTCCGCCTCATAATCTCTTATTGAAACATACTCACCTTTCCAGAGTTTCTTTACCACCTTTGTAAGCATTACCAAGCATCGCCTCCGCTGCTCTGCGCTTGGCCTCTTGGGGGGCCGCTTGAGCGCGAGGCTGCATTGCCATCGTCATCCTCTGCAGGAAGATTAAGTAAAGACATAATGCCATACCGACGAGCGTAGGTAATGGCACTGCCCAATCCCTGCATGTCATTCTTGCCAAGTACAAGTGGCACATGAGAAACCATCTCCCAAGTAGGATCGTCTTCATGCATAAGGATAGTATCTACAAACGAGCCATGCTCATTGGCAGATACTTGTTGGCTAAGAAAGAAGCCGTGATTAGCCAATGGCTGTGTCACTGCTTCGATGCAACCTTCCAGCGTTACATAACGACTGCGAAAGTGTGGGTTGGTGCCAGTCTTTGCAGGTGGCTGTATATCTTTACGCGCCTTGATTAATAGGCTTACTATGTTTTTAGACATTGGTGTTCTCCTTTTTCCATAGTTCTCTTTTGTGTTTGTAGTATGCGTCCAATGCCACACTTGTTGTTCTCCAAGGTGGATGTTCATACCCTGTTAATACATCATCAATGCTTTCACATTCACAAGGTGTTGGGATTATTTGCCTTCTCTTAAATGTTTTATTGTACCATGGTTTATGTTTATAAATTAAAAGCTGTTCATTTAGATACGCTTCTTCCTTAGTTTCAAACGGTTGGTACAAAATCCATGATGATGTTGTGAATGGCCTATCATTTCTAAAATGTTCTCTTATTCTTTTCTGAACATTTATAGAGTGACCAATATACATGGGGTCTAATTTGCCTTTAGGCACAAATGCATATACGCCAATCATCGCTTTGTAATCCTTAGTGAGCCGCGCTTGTCGCGTTTGATTGTTAAGTAATCGCAGTAAACTTCACGCTCATTATCTCCGACCATAGCTTTTAATTGCTTCTTGGCTCCCTCAAAGATTTTGTTGTGTTCGATACCATTAATGTAAGTAACGGCTGCGTCGACGAACTGGTTGTCGAGTGTTGCATCTCGTACGACCATATCGTCAACCTTGATTTGGTTAATTGAGATGCTCGGTGTGTCAATACCAATTGGCTCTTCATCGCGAACAACGTAACCCCAGAAGTCCGACACCACTGCCCACATTGAATTGAAATACTCTTCATCGTATGCGACATGTGCGCTTTCCCATTTACTATTACCAAAAATTACAGAGAGGTAGGCACCTTCACAGTTTGCCAAGTGGCAATACAACTGTATCTGTGGCATGTAACGCCCGATCTGTTCGTCCATATTAGTAAAGGCATTGGTGTGCTTGGCTTCAACGATGTTGCGTTCACCTCGAACACCAGCATCTATTGTGCCTTTGACTGGCACCTCGCCGATCTTGCTAATAAATTCTTTTTGATGCGCGGCAAGCACTACGTTATGTTGCTTTTCAAACCATTGCAGGTTGAAGTCTTCGGTGAATGTACCAAGCTGCACTGGCAAATTGTTAGACAGATCATCAGATTCAGAACGACCAGTCTTTACTTGCCATAGCTCGTACCATTCACCATTCATAATTTTAACGCAGTCGCTGCCGCCTATGAAACCTTTGCGGTTCATTGTGTTCTCCTTTTTTCTTTTGAGTCTACTGCATATGTGCAGCTAAGGCAAGTTATATTGTTCTGTTGCTGCCTCATGTCTGGATGTTAGATCACCAATGTGAATGTTGTATTGGTGTTCTGAGTACAGTTCTTTGTACTCATCCATGTACGACTTGCGATGAGCGTTAAGCGTTTCTTCGAGGATCATACCAAGCTTAATCATTTGCACAGCACGGCGACCCCAGAGATACTCTACGCCTACAAGTTCACATCGCTTGATGCGCTCTGCGTTGACTTGCAAGCTGTCTGGTTGCCATGATTTGGCGCGTTCCTTTTGTGCCTTGCGATCTTCTTCATATATTTTGTGGGATGGACGGTTGACGCTTGCTGCCCAAACGTCATCCTCTACTGCACGACCTACTGCTTTCATGATACCACCTTAAAATATAAAGCTACATGCTTTCCGCTTGGCACTTTGACCATGACTTTATCTACTGGATAGCCAGATTGTTTTAGATCATTGATGCGTGATGCTAGTCGAAAGCATTGAAACTTTTCTAATGCTTCAACAGCAGTAATAGTTTTACCTAATTCAAGGTGTGCTTTTATCATCTTGTTCTGCGATTCCATGGTTGTCCTCCATTATGTTTTGGAACTGTTCGCCAGTCATTATGACTAATGTTTGCGGCTTGCCTCGCCGCCGTTTGTAAAAGGCAATGTCTCTGCCTTCTAATACTTTGAAGGGACTGGGGAAGTTAGACGTATCTCTGTACTTAACTTCACCTACCAGCTTTCGTCCGTTGATGAAGAGGTGGATGTCCCCTGAATACTCGCCTCCCAAGCTTCCTGAGAGGGGGACGCGTTTCGCTTCGATCTTCGCTTTGATTTTGTTGAGCCAGTCCACGAACCACTTTTCGTGGTAAGTTCCTTTTGACTTGTTACGGTTTGCCATCTGTCCTCCTCATAGCAATGAAGACAAACAAACCAATGCTTCTCCATTGTGCCACGATGCTTGCGCTTTAGTATGGCAACAAACCACTCAGTGATTGTGCCACACGCAATACAGTTAATCGTTTGTCTTTTTCTTTTTGACTTCGATGTCATAGTCTAGTGCCTCAAGCCAACACATTAAGAAGAAGCCAGACGGAACACGTTTGTGCTGCTCCCATTTATGAATCAGAGATTCGGTGCAGCCTATGATCTTAGCTAAGTCGGGTTGACTCAGTTTCTTTTCGTGTCTCGCTTTCACCAGCATCTTGATTAGCTGATCGTAGTTTTGAGACAGCCGAGTGTTCTTCATAGATTGCCTTGTAGATACGACAAGCTGTGTCGTAACGCATCTCTGTTGTTCCGTTGACTGACCGATAGTAAGTAGAAGTTGGAACCTCTGCTCGTGCAAATGCGTCGAGCAAAGGTACGTTTAGCTCATTAGCTAATACTTGCAGTTGTGAAAAGTATGGTTTCATACTGCATTGATGCAGTTATTATTGTTTGCTGTCAACCTTTGCAAGATCATCTTTAAACATATCTAACCAGTCATTAGGCACAAAGCCATTAGCTACAAACTCTTGCATTGATACATGCAAATCTGGTGCTACTTCTTTTATATGCTTGCCGCTTTTTAATTCATTTAGTTGGTCTTGAGTAATATCTACTTCGATAGTATTTAGTTTGTTAGACCAAGGACTTCTTCTTGTGATTTTCATATCAAACCTTTCATTCAAAATCATAGTCAACTTCTACTTCGCCAGAGCCTTTGCAGTTCCAACAAGTATCTTTGTATTCTTCAAGGCTTTGAGGCAGGTCATAGCTCAAACGCTTTTCAGGACGTTCATATGTTAGCTGACCATCGCCCAGGCATTCAGGACAAGCCACGGTTTCAGTAGGGTATTTCGTCGTTGAGTGGGGCAAGATGATTGTCCTCCCATGATTGCATGCAACGAGCTAAGAACTTGTCTGCATTAAAGTTAGGATTCACTGACTTAATTGCGTCTGCAATAGCCATGTGTGCATGTGGTGATAGTTCCACACCCAGCTTGTCGCTGAGTGTGTCTAGTTCTTTTGATGATAGATTAAGCATTAAGCAAACTCCCATTCTTTGTTGCGCATTGCAGATGCAATGGCTGCTTCACGATTGTAACGCGCAGTGTGCGGTGATCGCAGTTCACGAGTGTGCGTTGCCCAGTAGGTTAGCGTGTTGTACGCAGCCCATTTGTTGTGGCCTAGCGCAGCCGTTTCATTGCTCCAGATAGACAGCAAGTTCTCAAGCTGCTTCTCGTTAGTCTTAGAGACTGTGACTTGGCGCGTGAACGCTTTAGCTACAGTCTTCTTAAAGAAGTTCTCTATCTGTGCGTCTGTCACTGGTGTGCGCATCCATGACTGCCACACTTCTTTGCGTGACATAAAGTGTTGCAAACCAATAATCATTTTATTGGCACTACCTTCTACGTTGATAGACGCAGTATGCTTGTAGCGTGTTTTAGCTACTGCATCAGGCGTGGTGCATCCGTTCAAGCACCAGAGGCGTAGGCCACTAGCTGCTTGTGAGAATGACCACGATGCATCGTAGCTATTGAAGAAGTCTACTTTGAACTTGGTGTAGTCACCGACTGCGGGTTCAACTGTAAGATCATTAAATAGAATGTGACCGCGCAGCTTGCGACCATCTTCTAGCACCTCAACATCAACGGTATAGTCATTCGATAAGTCTGCTTGTGACACACCGTCCAAGATTGAATTGACAACATCATCATGGCTTACTGCCTTGTAGCGAGAGCCGTGTACACCCAACACTTTATTGGTGTCAGTGCGCATCACTGCTTTGTGACCTTCAATAGGTTCGCCATTGATGTCATAGATAGGTTGCGTTTGGATTGGAAAGCTCCAATCATTTGTCATATCAAGCATTGCTGTTCTCCACTTGTTTTAGTTTCTTGTAGTTAAGAAGAAGCTCAGTAAGAGTTTCTATTTCTTTAATCATTAACTTGATGAAGTCTGATGCTGCATCCTTTGTTAATGGGAATGGCACACGAGTAAGCAAATCAATTTCATCTGTGAAATTGGATTCGTTTATCTCGATAGCAATTCGTGATCGTTGCTTTGCAATGTCATGGATTTTCCATAACTGTTTTGATGTTGCATATTCCATGGTGTTCTCCGTGGTTGTTACACTGCAAGTATGCAGCACTTTATTAACTAATAGTTTAGTGACGTAGCGTCATTTGTATTTGTTACGTTACGTCACTAATAAATCAGCATTCTATATTTATAGAAACGTTATTTCTGATGTACTCTTCGATCTGGTTATCAATCTTTTCAAGTTGTGCATCAGTGAATGGCTCCGCATTCGGTTCTTTTTCTCGAACATAAAGTGCCAGTTCAATTTCTTGCTTGATGATGCCACGAAGTGTAGTGGTTAAAGTATTGTCACGAGTGTCCATGATATTCTCCTAAGTTAAGACTGCTAAGGCGACATATAGCCAAGCAAAGATAGTTACGGCTGCAATCAATGCCAAAATCACATCCATAATTGCGTACAATTTTTCTCGGTTCATCTTTTTGTTTACGGACGACCATAATTTATGATCGCCCTTCTCCGTTAGTTATTAAGTGAAAGGCGAGCCGCTAAGCTCGCCCGAAGGCGGTGGCTTACGCCACCTTTGATCTGCGTGCTTCAATTGCTTTCATCGCTGCGATCTCTGCTTTGCTGCGCTTGTTCGCTGGTGCTTTGCGCTGGTCGAGGATGAACTCCTCACCTGTGTACTGCTCGAACCATTTGGTGTATTCGACTGCAAGTGCATCAAAGCTCATAGCTTCGATCTCAAGGCGTGGTGCAAGTCTTCCGTACTTGTCTTGTGCATCGTGATACGCTTTGCCCTGATCCTTGTCGGATAGAGGCTTACCATCCACATCGTACTGTGTGCTACTTAAGACAAGTCCGTGAAGACGTTCTATGTAGTTGCGCTTGCTTTGCGCTGACCAGTAAGGAACCTTAGTAATTCCCATTGCTACGTCTTTTACGAAGTAGTCATTCGGTATGTCACCTACATGATCTTTGTAGTTTTCAATAATCAAGTTAGCTAGAGTATCCAAGGTTTCTGTGATTGTCATAGATTTAGTCATCATAATCTCCATTTGACTGAGTTGGTGCAGGGGCAAGGCCCCTGCGTACCACCCGACAACATGGCTTAGAGGGACACGACTAAGAGTCGTGCTTGCAGTTCGCATAGAATCCCCACAAGGCACCATCAGAGCAGAGTGCAGCGGAACACAAAGAGATAACCTCAGTACAGAAAGAGGATTCGTCATTGCGAACTGTCCCTCGCCATGTTTCGGATCAGTGGTCGCAGGGGGTGCGCCAAGCCAATGAAAGACAAATGAACAGAGATTATGATGCAATCGAACAGACGATCACACGGAACCTTGGATGCTCTAGCGGTCTTGACTGTAGTTGCGGTAGATAGGTGTCAATCCCAGACGCAGACGTGTGACACTACAATGTAGTTAAGTGACGCTACGTCACATCTTGACAGCTTGCCAGTCAATCGGGTTATTGTGGGGGGAGAGAGGGAGAGGGGGGCTAACGAGAGGATACAATGACTGACCTTGTAAATAAGAAATTGACTGACAAACAGACAGCTTTGGTTGATACACTCGTAGCATTAGGTTGTAGTGTCACTCAGGCTGCTAGAGAAGCGGGTTACGCTGAAGGTGATTCTGGAAGAGTGAGTGCTTCCAAAGCCTTACGGCAACCACATGTGCAACAGTACATGATGCAACGTGTGTCAGAGCAACTCGGTATGAATGCTACAGTTGCGGCTGCAAAGGTGTTGAAGTTAGCTTCAGGTGCCAAATCAGAGTATGTCCAGCTTGAGGCATCCAAGGACATATTGGATCGTGCTGGCTTTAAGCCTGTAGATCGCAGTCAAGTACAGGTTGCTGGGGACATACGGGTCAGTATCGATCTGTCTTAGGGAGAGGGGGGTCAAAAAACCCGTGCTTCTGTCACTAGCGAGGTCTTCCCCTAGCATTTTTCTCTTTGAAGGTTTTGTGCGTTGCTTCAAGAAATATTTTTCCTTAGAAAGGTACGCATAGGAGTGAACTGATGAAGACACCAGCTTGGCAAAGGAAAGAGGGTCAGAACCCACGGGGTGGCCTGAATGCAAGAGGTAGAGCGAGCGCGAGGGCGCAAGGTTCGAACTTGAAGCCTCCAGTGAAGAGTGGTGACAATCCTCGTCGTGCCAGTTTCCTAGCTAGGATGGGTAATGCAAGAGGCCCAGAGCGTGACAGTGATGGTAAACCTACTCGTCTTCTTCTCAGCCTAAAAGCTTGGGGTGCCAGTAGTAAGTCTGACGCACGTGCCAAGGCTAAGGCTATTAGCAAGAGAAATAAGAATAAGGATACAGCGTAATGCCTAAAGGATCGGCTAGTCGTGCCACTTCATTGCTAAAGAAGGTTAATAAAGAGTTATCAACGATACCTGACTATGAGCATGCCAAGATAGGTGATCGAAGCAGTGGTGAGCCATTTAAGAATGTTGTTACTGCATTGCGCCGTGGTGTTAGAGCATTGCAGGGCAAGGAATCAAAAGCGTCACTGGTGGCAAAGCAGAAGCGTTTGCAGTCTTTGATTAAGGAAGCTGAACAATACAAGGGTGCTAGAGTTCTTGAAGGTGGCTCGGTTGTATTTGGTGCATTGGGAGGAGACAAGTAATGCCTATGGGTAAAGGAACTTATGGATCACAGGTTGGTCGTCCACCAAAGAACAAGAAGAGTCAGTCTCTTCTCAGCCAATATGATGCTGCCGAAGCAGAGCTAGAGAAGATTATGAACAATGTACCGAAGGGTGGGTTGAGCAAAGAGAAAGATGATCGCGCTCGTAAACTACGCAGTCTTCTAAGCAAACTTGGCACTCAGCTTTCTGACATGCCTGACACAGAGAAAAGGTTTCCCTAATGGCAGTTAATGCAGCGGGTAACTATACTAAACCAAAGATGCGCAAGTCTTTGTTTAATGCCATTAAGGCGAGAGCTACACATGGCACTTCTGCTGGACAATGGAGTGCCAGAAAGGCGCAACTGCTTGCCAAGGAATATAAGAAGCGTGGCGGTGGTTACAAATGAAGGCTCCTCAGAAGTCACTCCTCAATTGGGGAAAGCAGAAATGGCGCACCAAGTCTGGCAAGAAGTCTAGTGAGACTGGGGAGCGTTACCTTCCTAGCAAGGCTATTGCTGCTCTTAGTGATTCTGAATATGCAGCTACAACCAGAGCTAAACGAGAGGGCAAGGCAAAGGGTAAGCAGTTTGTGGCTCAACCGAAAACGATTGCTCGGAAAGTAAAGAAGTATAGGACATAGCATGGCATGGTATTTACCTACTGGTGAACTCTATACTGGCGAGACACATGAGCTTGCTGGTACAACGTACAGCGGCAAAACGAGAACCCCTGACTCGCGCCGCTTGGTGGAAGGGCCAGAACCAACACGTTCTCGCAGCTCCAAGGGACGATTGAAGGCAGACGACCCTTCCACTCCTGACATCAATGAGGCTTATTCTAAGCCTAAAAAGAAAGTCACTAAGAAGAAATGAGCTTTGTAAACTCACTCAAACCTGAAGAACTTCGGATGCTTCGTGGCATTGTAAAGAAGGTTCACTTCCAACATGTGGATGAAAAGCATGGGAAGATGTTTGTGACAAACTATATGCTCGACCAAGTGATAGACAATATTGGGCCTGATGTGGCAGAGTGCATGATTAAGGTCGGAGTAGACAAAGGACTGCGATAGTGGTTGATTTTAAGTACAAGCCAGACGGTGAAGTGCTGAAGTCCTTTATGAAGGATGATACTTTCTTTCGTGGGATTCGAGGGCCAGTAGGGAGTGGTAAGAGTGTTGGATGTTGTGTTGAGGTTTTTCGGAGGGCACTTGAACAAAAGAAAGGGCCAGACGGATTACGAAAGTCTCGATGGGCTATTATACGGAACACAAACCCACAGCTACGAACTACAACTATTAAGACATGGCTTGACTGGTTCCCAGAAAACGAATGGGGAAAGTTTACATGGTCAGTCCCATACACACACAATATCAAGCGCGGCGAAGTCGAACTTGAAGTAATCTTCCTTGCCCTTGATCGTCCCGAAGATGTCAAGAAACTCCTCTCTCTCGAATTGACTGGCATCTGGATCAATGAGGCAAGGGAGATACCGAAGTCTATCATTGATGCATGTACTATGCGTGTTGGTCGTTACCCGTCTATGCGTGACGGTGGCCCAAGTTGGACTGGTGTTATTGCAGACACCAACGCTCCTGAAGAAGATCATTGGTGGCCTATCATGTCTGGTGAGGTTCCAATCCCTGACCACATTCCGCGTGAGCAAGCTAAGATGTTGGTCAAGCCAGACAACTGGCAGTTCTTTACGCAACCTTCTGGGATGCTCGAAGTAAAGAATGATGACGGTGAGATTCAGGATTATAAGCCAAACGATGATGCTGAGAATCGTAGGCACATGCTTCAGAACTATTACCCTAACCTTATACGAGGTAAGACCAAGAGTTGGATTGATGTTTATGTAATGAACAAGTTAGGTGCCATTCAGGATGGTAAGCCTATCTATCCGATGTTTGCACAAGATGTTCATGTGGCTAAGGAAGAAATACCAGTTGCTGCTTCTCAGCCTCTTTATATTGGCTTGGACTTTGGGCTTACCCCTGCTGCCACTATAGGTCAGAAGGTGCGTGGCAGATGGTTGATTCAGTCTGAGATTGTTGCATTTGATATGGGCATTGTTCGCTTTGCCGAAGTTCTACGCCAAGAAATTGCCACACGTTTTTCAGAAGTATCTGATGTGTTTATCTATGGTGATCCCGCTGGTGACTTTAGAGCGCAGACTGATGAATCTACTCCCTTTCACATTCTGCGTGGGGCTGGCTTGAGGGCGTTCCCTGCGCCTTCCAACTCTGTTGACCTCCGTCTTGAATCAGTCTCCTCCCAGTTGAACAAGATGGTAGATGGTAAGCCAGCCTTCCTAATTGATCGAAGGTGCCAACAGTTAATTAAAGGATTCGAAGGCGGCTACCAGTACAAGCGTATGGAAGTGAGTGGCGAAAGGTACGCTGATAAACCTGACAAGAATATGTACTCGCACATCCACGATGCATTGCAGTATATGATGCTTGGTGCAGGTGAGGGCCGCGCACTTATGACTAATCAAAGGCCAGCTAAAGTTGTTAATGCATCAAGGAACTTTAATGTCTTTGGGAAGAGTAAGACGCAGAAGAAGCCAAGCGTTTGGTCTTTTGTGCGTTGAAAAAATATTCATTCTGTGCTTTTGAATAGACAAAGAGGATTTTGTTATGTGCGGAAAAGAAAGCAAAGCTGCTAGTGAAAGCAAGAGCGAAAGCAAAGCTCCAACTATTGTTAAGAATATCTCAACAGATGTTAAAATTGCTACAAGTACATTTGGTTTAAGTGGACAAGCGCAAAAAGACAAGATTGTTTCGCTTGGTTACAGCAAAGAAGCAGCCGAAGATTATCAAGCGCGATCAAAGGCAAGTATGGCAAGAGCTTTAGCTGAAGAAAAAAGAATTTCTAAAAAGAGAAGCAAACAAGCGGTTGCGACAACAACAACCACTGACACTGACGATACTGATACCACTGATACAACCACAACCACTAGCACAACAACAGAACGTGACACAGATATAAGTGGTGCTGGCACAACAAGCGTAACGGCTGAATCAATCTATACTCGCGATCCAGAAGAAGCGATGAGCGACCAAGAGAAGCTGGCACAAGCAGAGCTTCGCCGCCAACGTCAGCAACGCGCCATTGGTAAAGCTGAAAGATTAAGAACTAGGCTTGAAGGCGCACAGAAGTTTGGGCCACAAGGTCGCCGTGGTGGTCGTGGTCGCCGCTCACTAATGACAGGTTCTCGCGGTGGGATCGGATACTATAGTAGGTTTAAATAATGAATGATCCAAAGAAATACCTAGAACGGTACGAGAAAGCCAAGGCGCATCGCCAGAACTTTGTTGATCTATTTGAAGAGTGTTACGAATACGCGCTGCCTCAACGTGAATCCTTTTACTATGAAACCGCAGGTCAGCGTCGAGATGATAAGATATTTGACGAGACTGCCGTTGTTGGTGTTCAGGAGTTCGCATCTCGCCTACAGTCTGGTCTTGTTCCTAACTTTGCACGTTGGGCAGACCTAGCTGCTGGCTCAGAAATTCCACCACAAGAGCGTGACATTGTAGACAATGATCTTGATGAAGTGACTGAGTATGTCTTTGAGATTTTGCAAAACTCAAACTTTGGTCAGGAAGTACACGAGTCATTCATGGACTTGGCTGTTGGTACAGGCGTTCTCTGTGTCGAGGAAGGTGATGCCTTAAATCCTGTTGTCTTCTCAGCAATCCCGCTGCCACATGTGGTATTGGATACTGGCCCAGATGATAAGATTGACCATGTGTTCCGTGAACGTAAAGGTATTCGTAACTCAGACCTAAAGTATATGTATCCCAAGGGAACATTCGATGCGCGTGTAGAGCAGCGCATTACTCGTGATCCAGAAGGTAAATGCACATTGCTTGAGGTAGTTTGCAAAGACTACACAAAGAAAAACCAAGAAGCATATCTCTACTATGTAATTGATATGAACACCAAGACTTACATTATGGATGAAAACTTTAACGGCGTGGGGTCTAACCCATACGTTTGTTTCCGTTGGTCTAAGTGTGCGGGTGAAGTCTATGGTCGTGGGCCGCTAATCAATGCGTTGTCTGCAATCAAAACAACCAACCTTACTATCCAACTAATCCTTGAGAATGCGCAGATGGCTATATCTGGCATCTATCAAATGGACGATGATGGCATTATTAACCCTGATACCATTAACCTAGTGCCAGGGACTATTATTCCGAAGTCACCACAGTCTGTTGGATTGCAGCCAGTACAGGCGGCTGGTCGCTTTGATGTAGCTGATATTGTTCTAAGTGACATGCGTCTGAATATTAAACGTGCTTTATATAATGATATGCTTGGCAATCCAGACCGCACACCTGCGTCTGCCACTGAAGTAGCTGAACGTATGGCAGACTTGTCTCGTCGTATTGGCTCTGCCTTTGGTCGTCTTCAAGCTGAGTTGGTGCAGCCAGTATTGCAGCGCGTTATTCATATCTTGAAGAAGCAAGGACGCATTGAAATACCAACTGTAAATGGTCGTGAGGTGAAGATTCGCTCTGTATCTCCACTAGCGCAAGCGCAATCAAACCAAGATATTACATCTGTTTCTCGTTTCTTAGAGTTAGTAAATGGATACTTTGGCCCTGATATGACTAACATATTGATCGACTCAGAAGAGACAGCAGTATTCCTTGCTAAAAAGTTTGGTGTACCAGAGGGCTTGATTCGTGACGCAGAAGATCGTAGACAGATAGTTGCAATGATGCAGCAAATGCAGCAGATGCAACAACAGCAACAAGTCGCAGGACCACAGCTTGCCGCAGAATAGTCATATTGGATTAGATGGAATACATCGAACCAAAGCAGATGAAGACAAGATTAGCCTGAACATAGCTTCTTTATTCTCAGAACCTACTGGTCAGGAAGTCTTAAAATACTTGCGTAGTATTACAATTGAAATGGTTGGTGGCCCTGAGATTACTGACGCAGCACTGCGTCACCTTGAGGGTCAGCGTCACATTGTTGGCCTGATAGAACGACATGTTCAGAGAGGGCATAAAATCAAATGAATGAGCAAGTAACAGAAACGCCAGCACAAGAAGAAGGCTTACCGCCAGCGGAAGAACGCGACTTTGTGGTAGCCGAGGACGTTCAACCAGAACGTCCCGAATGGCTACCTGAGAAATACAAATCAGGCGAAGACTTAGCCAAGGCATACAAGGAATTGGAGTCTAAGCTTGGCACACGCGAAGAAGAGTTCCGTGACAAGTTCATTGAAGAACTAAATGCAGAAGCATACAAAGATCGACCTGAGTCAGCGGGTGATTATCAACTGCCAGACTTTGTTGACGAAGGCGAAGCCGTAGATAGCGATCTTGTTAAATGGTGGGCAGAGCTTGCATACGAGAATGGCTTTAGCCAAGACGAGTTCTCTAAAGGCATTGAGATGGTAATTAGCTCAATGAATGCTGATGTGCCAGACATGGAAGCAGAGATAGGTAAGCTTGGTGACAATGCAAATGCGCGAATAGAAGCGGCTGCATTATTCTCAAACAAGTTCTTTCCAGAGGAACACATAGCTTCTATTGAACGCTTGACAGAAACAGCCGATGGCTTAATGGCACTTGAGTTCATTATGGATCAAGTCAAAGGTGCATCAGTAAATGGCGAATCAACACCTGTTGACCAGATTACAGAAGAAAGCTTGCGAAGCATGATGCAAGATGAACGCTACTGGAATCCAGCGCGTAGAGACATGGATTATGTAAAGCAGGTTGATGATGGTTGGCAAAAGTTTACAAGAAGCTAAAGTAATCAAAAGGGGGTTGGCTTATCTGACCCCCATGCAACATTACCACATAGAAGAGTTCTATGAGTGTGTGCATCCTTATAATGCAAAGGAAATGATTGAGCTTGGATACGAAAGTCCACATCATTGCCTTACAGAAATGTACAAAAATTCAGAGGCTTACGTCTGTCGCAATCAAGATGGCGATATAACATTTGTTGGTGGCCTTTGGTTTGGTGGTGAGTCACCACAGATGTTCTGTATGTTTGCCGACAACCTAGCAAAGAACGTAGTTCTAACTGCTAAAATGTCTAAAGCAATGCTTAGAATGTTTGATGAAGTGCATCCAGTAATGACAATGACGGTCTTCTCTAGCTTTGAGCATATGTTAAATTGGGCTGTATGGCTTGGCTTTGAACCCTGTGGCATAACAGAAGATGATCGCTATGTTGAATTTGTGCGTTGCATTTTAATAGAAAATAGTGTTACGGATAGGTCATTGCGGCCCGTAGTGCATTGATCGGCCCTTAACAGGATACCCGAATTGAGATGAGAGCGCGGATACCCGTGGCAATCAGGAAACTCAAACAAGGACTGTTAAAATGGCTAATACAATTGACCAAGCCTTCATCAAGCAGTTTGAGACTGAGGTTCACATGGCGTACCAGCGTATGGGTTCCAAGCTACGGAACACCATTCGTTCGACGAATGTGACAGGCTCAACAGCTCGATTCCAGAAGATCGGCACAGGTGCCGCTTCTACTAAAACACGCAACGGTGATGTGACCACAATGGAACTAGCGCACACCAATGTTGAAGCAACAATGTCTGACTACTATGCAGCAGAATACATCGACAAACTTGACGAATTGAAAATCAACATCAATGAACGTCAAGCTGTCGCTCAGTCTGCGGCTGCGGCTCTAGGTCGCCAAACAGACGCATTGATTGTTGCTGCAATGGACGCAGGTGCAAACGCTACTGCAATCGCTGATACATCTGGCGCATTGGGTAAAGCAGACTTGCTAACATTGTTTGAAACATTTGGTACTGCTGACATTCCAGAAGATGGGCAGCGTTACCTAGCAATGTCACCTGCTGGCTTTGCTGACTTGTTCAACATCAACGAGTTTGCATCATCAGACTTTGTTGGCCCGCAAAACCTACCGTTTGCTGGCGGCATGACAATGAAAGAGTTCTTGGGCTTCAAGATTTTCTCAACGTCTGCTGTAGCTGGTGGTAAGAACTTTGCGTACCACACAACTGCGGTTGGTATCGGCATTAACTCTGACGTACAGACAGAAGTTAACTATGTACCACAGAAAGTTGCACACCTAGCAACATCAATGATGTCAATGGGTTCAGTCGCTATCGACGATAACGGCATCTATGAAGTTCTAGACAACAACTAATATGGTGGGGGCTTCGGCCCCCATTCATCTAAGAGGTTGATATGGCAAGTACGGCAGCAAACAGTGGCATTGATATTTGTAGTAGGGCTTTGATCCTGATTGGCGCAGAGCCAATTACTTCGTTTGAGGATGATACTACAGAAGGCCTAGTTTCGAGCAACATGTATGAAGACATTGCTCGTTCCAACTTAACATCTACACGCTGGCGTTTTTCAACAAACCAAGCTATCCTCAACAGATTAAGCGATGCACCAACTGGTCGGTTTGATGCAGCTTATCAACTGCCATCTGGATATTTGTTTGTTCACGCAGTGACAGTAAACGACTTTCAGATTGAATATGACATTTACGGCGACAAGATTTATTGTGACGCTGGCCCACAAGACCAACTAATTATTGACTACACCTACCGCGCAGAAGAGCAAGACTGGCCTTCTTACTTCTCAGTATGTGTAGAATATGCAATGGCAACTGTGTTCTCGACAGCTATTGCTCGTGACCAAGGTTTAGCAAACTTAATGAATCAACAGTACAATATCGCTTTGGCAAAAGCACGATCTATTGATTCACAACAGCAAAGCACACGGAAGCTTATTACTTCTCGATTTATTACTAATAGGAGAAGCTAATGCAGAAAGCCAGAATCCCACTGACAAACTTTCAGTATGGTGAGATTAGTCCGTCCCTGTCATCAAGGACGGATTCAGCTATTTACAATTCCTCTGCGCAAAGCGTTAAGAACTTCTTTCTTATGTCAGAAGGCGGCGTTCAGAAACGTGGTGGATTTAAGATTCTGCACGACTTTACTAGCGTGACAGAAGATACAAGCATTACGCAGCAAGTAAGAATTATTCCATTCAACTTCTCAGACGATGAGCAGTATGTCACTGCGCTAAGTGATGGTAAAGCAGAGTTCTTTTTCATTCACCCTGAGACTGGTGTTGTAAGCAGTGTTGCTAGTGTAACGACAGATATTAATGGAGCGACCGTTCCTTGGACTGAGGAATACTTGCATGAAGTTACCTATGCACAAGGTGGTGACATTCTTTTCCTGTGCCATCCTACGTTTCAGTGCCAACAGATTGTGCGTACAGGTCTAAGTAGTTTTGAAGTTCAGCCGTTTGAGTTTCAGATTCGAGCGGGTGGGGCAAAGACATATCAGCCCTACTATCAGTTCCAAGCAAGCGGTGTTACCCTTGATCCGTCTGGCACAACAGGCAGCATTACTCTGACAACAAGTGCTGCTTACTTTGACACAACAGGCAAGCATAATGGCGTTAAGCTTTACTATCATGGCTCAGAGATAACCATTAATTCAGTTACTAATAGCACAACTGCAAGTGCAACGGTGACTGATGAATTGTTTGCTTCACTTGATCCTGATGCCATTCGTACTGTTGATGGTTCTTCTGACATTAAGATTACGCAAATCAATCACGGTATGGCTGTTGGTGACAGCATTACGATTAGGAATGCCACTACAGTGGGTGGCATTAACGCTAGTCAGATTAACGGTTCTCGCTTAATTACTGCTATTGTTGACGAAAATATCTTTGAGGTTACTGCGGGTGCAGCCGCAAACACAACAGAAGATGGCGGTGGAAACATTGAGATTGTTACTCACGCAGCAACCGAGCAATGGTATGAGCAGTCATACTCTGAGCTAAGAGGTTTCCCTGCTGCCGTTGGATTCCATGAAAACAGATTGTGGTTTGGTGGAACCACTTCTCAGCCTGATACAGTATGGGCAAGTAAGTCTGGTCTATATTATAACTTTGATATTGGCACAGCCCAAGACAATGACAGCATTGAGCTTGTTATGAGTATTGGTGAGGTAGCAACGATTCGTCACTTTGTATCTAACCGTGACATTCACATCTTTACCGCTGGTTCTGAGTTCTACATTCCAACATTCCAGAACCAAGCTATTACGCCAACGAATGCTGTGGTTAAGCGGCAAACGTCCTTTGGCAGTAGCTTTGCCAGACCCCAACCGTTCTATGGTGCCACGCTGTTTACTCAATTTGGTGGCAGTACGGTTCGTCAGTTTATCTATAGCGACTCAGAAGATGCGTACAAAGCTGACCCTATCTCATTGCTATCCTCTCATTTGATTAACAACCCCATTCAGTCTGCGGTTACTATCAGTGAAGTGGGTGCATCTGATGCTGCTGTATTCTTTTTAAATCAGGATGGTTCGCTTGTTACTTACAACCTGAATCGTGTTGAGAACATTGCAGGTTGGACTAAGTTTGAAACGGCAGGTGAGTTTCACTCTATTACTTCTGTTGCCGACCATCTCTTTGCAATATTAAAAGTAGATATGGGCAGTGGCACTAATAGCTATGTGCTTTGTCAGTTGGATGAGGATAGCAATGTAGACTGCTCAGATACATATACTGGTACTGCTGGCGTGTTTGATGTTTCAAACTTCTTTGAAGATGGTGCTGTGCTAGATGTTATTAATGGCTCTGACTATCTTGGCACCTTTACCGTTGCCAGTGGCAACTTAGATGTATCCGCAGTTGACGCTGCGTTAACTTCTTGTGAGGCTGGCTTTGCTTTTGATGTTGAGTTGAAGACAAACCCAATTGATCTAAACACTGCAATTGGCCCTGAGACTGGCAGGGAAAGAACGCTTGGCAGCGTGATTGTTAATTTAACTGACACCCTCTCAGCCTCAGTGAATGGCACTAAGCTAATCATTCGCAGAACCAATAGCGATTTTAGCCAACAGAGAACGCCGTTCAACGGAAACAAAGAGTTTAGATTGCTTGGCTATAGCCGCGATCCACAAGTCACCCTTACACAAACCGCACCGTTAAGCTTGCAAGTAAACGGTATAGTAGCGGAGGTATCGTTCTAATGCCTATTGGCCCACTTGAAATAGCAACATTTGGATTAAGTCTTTTTGGCGCAAAGAAGAGTTACGACTACCAAAAAGCTGCTGCTGAAAAAGCTGAAAAGGTTGGCAAACTAGAAGGTCGTCAATTTGTTAACGAGTTGTTCTTAGCTAAAGCTCAGGCTATTGGCGCAGCCAACAGGCGACGAGAAGAGCTTACTCAATCTGAGTCTGCTAACTTAGCAATGTTTGGAAAGATGGAGCGTGATGATAGATCAGTCGATGCGTTCTTAAAACGTAACCAAGACATTGCGGCTGCTGACATTGCGGAGATTGATCGCAAATCTGAAATACTTTCGGCTAAGTATGCTACACAAGCTGCCGTTGCTTATACCTATGGGCAAAATACAGCGGCAGGTATGAGAACTCAAGCAACAGCAAACCTGTTTACAAACCTAGCTGATATTGCTCAGAACCTTGGGCCTTCCTTAGTTAAGGCAAAGACAAGCAGTGATGGAGTAGATGTATAATGCCAGTAATTAGAGAAAAGCGGCGAGTAGAAAGCGCGGGGCCAGTGGGTGTTGTGCGTATGAACCTTGGAGAAGCTGAAAAGTATTCTCGAATTGCTGATGCAACACAAAAGCTAACAAGTTTAGCAATTAAAGAAATGGGAAAAGAGTCAGAACGCCAAGGCGAAAAGATGGCTCAAGCTGTAGTTTCCTCAAAAATTACATCTATTAATCCAAAGACTGGAAAGCCAGAAGCTTTAGACTGGGTTGGTGAATCTAGATTTATGGGGCGCGTTGGCGCAGAGGCCTACACTCGTGTAATCAATGACAGATTCCAGCAAGAGATTGAGAACGAAATAAAAGAAAAGGCTGGTGAGCTTGCTCTAAAGTTTGAGAACGATCCATACTCTCCTGAGAAGTATGAACAGCAGATGAATAACTATCTGCAAGAAATGGCATCTGCCTCAGAGGAGAATGGACAGCCTACTCTTTATACTAACTTCATTATGTCTCAGGGTGCGCAGTATGTGACAGCGACAAAGCTGAACATGATGCAAGAGCGCAACCGTCGAGAGCGTGAGAAGCTAGGCATTTCTATTGGTCTTAAGAATACAGAAAATGTAGAAGCCGCTTACTTAATGGGGCAGTCTGGTCAGGTTGATAAGTTTGCTCCGTTTCTTGAAGGATCAGTAAATCGAAACAAAGATGGCGAGAACGCCAACATTACTAAGCGTGGCACACACTCAGTGCATGAGAATGCCATGCAGACTGCGTTTGTCCAAGGCAGACTTGATGTAATCTTTGAAGGTAAGTCTCGAACAACACGACTAAAGATTATAGATGCCATTCGCCGCAAGACAACTGATGGCCTATCATCGGAAGTAAAGGCTGCGATTGATGAATTGTTGCCATATGTAACTGCTCAGAACAAAGGCACCTTAACAAGCTATGGTTCAAACATTAATGGCACACTGACTTCTATTGAATTGATAGCAGAAGCCAATGAAAAAGAGCGATTAGCGAATAACAAGAAGTTTTTGCTTAATACATTCCTAAGCGATGCTGATGGATTGGAAAGTACATCCTACAATTCAATCTTGGATGCTTACAATAACGCAAGTGACTTAGACCCAACCAAACGTGACATTGCTTTGCAAACTGCAATAAATGCAGCAATAGATGATGCCTCTCAACTTTTAAACGAAACAAAAATTGCTGGGACTGATCTTACGCCTGATGCTAGACGCGCAATCAATGAAGACATTCGCCGATCAGTTTTGACTCCGTTAATGATTGCTGCTGCAAGCGATGGCAATGTGAATGATCTTGCTTTGTATGTTACGACAAAGAACCCAAGAGCAGCTGAAAATCTTACTGAATTTCAATTGTCTGTTGCCAATGGTTTACGCAACGGCAAGATACCATTTGATGCTGATGATGTAACATACATTCGTCAATTGCTTGGTGATTCAGAAGATACAGTAAAAACAGCAATAGATAATTACAAAGATAAGTCTAATTTTGACAATGGCATAACAGACTTAATAAATGACATTATGACTGGCGAAGATGATGCTGGTGAGTGGCAATCTTCTTTTGATAGTATAGACGAAAGTATACTGCACTCGGCAGCGGAAAAAGATTCTCTTAAACTGCGAATGCAAACAGCAAGAACCATTCAAGGTATAAATTCCTTAAGCAATCTTTCATCTCAAGACTTAAATAATATTTCAACATACATACAAACTGGCGGTCAGGATAATAGGGGTTTAAGTTCTACTGAAAAAGAAACCATTGATAGCGTTCTTCCTTTTATAAATGATTTAAACAGAACGCGTGTTGTTCAAGAGTTGAGTCGTAGAGAAGCTGATGAAAGAAGTCGAGAAATACAAGAAGCAGAAGAAAGACGTATAGCAGCCGAGCAGTACAAGCTTGCAGAAGAAGCTCGATATGGCGGCGTTACAAAAACAAAGAAGCATAGAGAAGCAATTGACAAACAGCTTGCAGCAAAAGAAATAGATATTCTTTCACCAAGCTCTGAGACTGATGAGTTTTATCAAATGATGTCAGTCACTATGTCTGAGAATTTGTATCAAGCATTGAAGACATTGGGTTCAGATGAGGGCTCATTTACACAAGAAGAAGCAAATGTCTTGATGAATCACTACGCAAGGCTGCGCAATAGGCTTACGGCTGATGGTGTTGTTGATGGGTTGTATGGCTTAGAGCTAAACAAAGGTCTTCTTGATGATGCTCTATCAATTAGAAACTTAGCAACTGGTACTACAATTCCTATCTCTGGGATTATTCGTGATCTTAAAAAGAGAGCGGCAGAGGGAGACTTAGAAGTTCTTTCTGAATTCAAAGTAAAAGGATCGGGTAGAAACGTAGTCCATGACTATTTAAGCACCAAGTACAACAATGATAAAATGATTATCAAAGAGTTGTCACCTATTGTTGAGTATTATGCCAAAACTGGTCGCACAATAAATGACATTAATAGCCTTACAGATGACATTGTTGAGACTTTGTACTTCGACTCAAAGTACATTGTTGATCCCTCGATGCCACTTGGTTCGTTTTCTAAATCCAGATTTGCTCTAGCTTATGTGTTCCCGCAAGAAGAAGAAAGAACTGAATTTATTAAATTGGTAAATCAGAATCTTCCAGAAGGTTACACATTAGCAAGCACAACCTCAGAAAAAACAGAGCAAGCTGAAGGTGTAGAGCGACTGGTTAGAGAGGCGGTTGATCCTACCGTTGAAGGCAGAGAAGTTTACTTAATGCCATATGGTGTAACAAATGCACCGCAATATTATGCATATTACAAAGAGCCGCAAACAGGTGAGCTTAGACCTTTAATCTATGAGCGAACTGTATATGACCCTCGCACCATGAATCAAAGAGTTGAGCTTACATGGCCTATGTTTGACATGGACTTAACAGCAGATTTTCGTAGGCAGTCTGAAGCAGACAGAATTGCAAAAGAACAAAATGCAGTTGAAAATCGACAGGCGCAGTTCGGCCCACTTAATGAGCCAGCTAAAGAATCTGCATACGGTCGTGCATTATCTCGTGGTATTTTAGGTGGATTGTAATGAAGAATGGATTAACAACGGTTCCTCAGATTGCAGCGTCAAGAGGCGCACAGCTTTCAGAATCACCTTCGTTTATGGATACTGTAGGCGCAACACTGGCTTACCGTTACGATCCACTCATTGACTTCATTGAGGAGCAGTCACGCTTTGGTACATATGATTTACCAGAAGAAGGGTTCTCTGCTTTAGACAATATATCAGAAGATTTAAAACCATATTCTTCTACGCTTCTTCGAGCTACTAACCAAGAGCATCTTAACTTTCTAGAAACACAGATGCGTCAGTCATTAGAGACAAGGCAAACATTAGCTGAGTCTGGCTTTGGTGCGCAGTTTGCTGCTGAGGTATTTGATCCTATCAATTGGGTTGCCATTCCACTTAGCCGTGGTCTGTCTGTCAGTCGTGCAGCCCTTCAGTCTGGCACAGGAACGGCTGCTATTGTGGCAGGTCAGGAAGCATTACGTTATCCATTTGATCCGTTGGCAACGCCAGAGGAAGCACAGTTTAGTGTTGGTGCCTCATTTGTATTTGGTGGGATGCTTGGTGGATTGACACGTATTCCAATGTCCCGCCGAGCAAGAGCCATTCAAGAAGCTGAAACAGAAATACAAAACTTTAGACAGGCATTGGATTCGGATGATGCAAGCATTGCGCCTAGCATGTTTACTGACTCATGGCTTTACAAGGGCGTAACAACGCCAATGAAGCGCATTCTTCAAGACCAGTCTATTCCCGATAGTGCGCGTATTACTGCTTTAGAAATTGCAAATGATGCTGGTGTTTTATTGGCAATGAACAAGCAAGGCAAAGCACTACGCCCATCTGTATTCCAAAACTCAAAGTTGCTTGAGGGTGAGTGGGTTCAGGCTATGGACGAGATGCTCATTACTTGGGGTGAGTCAACTAAGAAAGGTGTAACTAATCCTTTAGACTATCACTTTAAACGCCGTGACTTTGAAGACTGGCTGCAAATGGTAGACACTAAGTCTATGAAGGGGATTAAAGCTTCTGATGATTTTGAAGCCAGGGCGATGGCAACGCTTAATAAGTATTACGATACTTGGGAAATTAGACTAAGAGAACAGGGGATGATTGGTTCATCTCGTTTTTACGGTGATGAGTTAAAGCGAAAAGAAGCTAAGATAGTAAAGCTGCAAAAGACATTAGATGACTCTGCTGGTAGGGGAACAAAGTCTTTAAAGAATAAACTACAAGGCACAATATCAAAGCTAACATCGGAAGTAGAAGAATTAAAAGTTTTACTGGATGATGCAAAACAAGAGCCAACAATGCCACGCAATGAGCGCGTATTCCGTCCTCGCTATTGGGATCGAGACTCTATCTCAGCTAATAGAGATAAGTTTGAGTCGGTATTGTTTAATTGGTTTAAAGATAACCCTGCGCAGCTAACAAGATTTAAAAACGGTAAGCTAGAAACTATACAGTTATCAACTGGCGAAAACGCAATCAGAAAACGTGTCACTGAGTTAACTGATAATCTTCTTGGCTTGCGTGATGATACTGACTTTGACTCAGGATACTTTGGCATTGGTAAGTCAAAGCACATGAAGCATCGAACGATAGACATACCAAACGAACTTGTGTTGGATTTTATAGAAAAAAATCCAATTAAGATTATGAAAGCATACACTGCTCGAACTGGCACTCGTTATGAGTTTTCTCGTCAGTTTGGCGGCAAGGATATTGATGAAGTTTTAGACGATACAATGATTGATTTGCTCTCGTCTGGTATGACAGAGGCAAAAGCTTACTCTGTTCTTCGTGACATGCGCCATATGTATGATCGTGTTTCAGGCAATGCTTTGCGTAGGGCAGATACTTGGGATGCTACTGTTGCGCAGGTTCTTCGTGATTTAGCGCAGTTAAACTATTTGGGTTCCGCTGGTATCTCTACAATAACTGAGCCAGCCAAGATGGTTCTTGAGCATGGCTTTGGCCCTACGATGAAGGGCTTGTTTAACATTATGTCAGACAACCAGCTAAAGCTTGGAGCTAAAGAAGCTCGGATTGCTGGTGAAGCACTTGAGATTATTATGGGTTCTGCTCATTTGCGATTGGTCGATGATCTAAGCAATAATCCATTTAAAGATACTGTCTTTGATAAAGCTAAGAACTACTTTTATCTAGCTAATGGCTTGGCACCAATTACTCGCATCTTCAAAGACTTTGATGCAATGATGCGCAGCCACACACTCATTGACTACTCTGTAAGACTAACAAATGGCAACGCAACGCGTATGGAAATGGAATATCTAGCGCGATATAACATAGACGCAGAGGTTGCAGCTGACATTGCAAAGGCGCCTTGGCAACGTGGCAAATCTGGAATGTATATTGCAAACACTGGCGCGTGGAACAATGCGATACAATTCCCAGAAACCAAAGCCACAATTGTGTCTGGCCCAACTGGTCGCAAAAGAAAAGATGGCAGTTATGTTGCTGCTCACTACAATGGAAAAGATAAGATTTTCATTGATGAAGAGTTTATTCGCACTGAGATGTGGAATAGCAGGGGTTGGAAGAACCCAAAGATGGAAGGGGTTAATCCAATTCCAGATGGGATTATCAACAGTCCTGATGATTTGGTAGCTTTTGTTAAGATGCATGAAATTATGCACACAAGAAATAGCTCTAAAGATTTGGGCTTTGATCGTCGTAAGAAGTCAGACCTTGCTGCATACGAAAATGCTATTAACGATTTGGCTATTGCTGAGTTTAGAGCGCAACCCAGAGTAAAAGATGATACCGTTCGTAGATTTAGAACAGCACTTTCTAGCGGTGTAGCTAATACAATTCTTATGGGTACACCTGCTGATAAGCCAATTATTACAGATGGTGTTGCTTATATTCCTATGCGTGTGGCTCGTAACTTTGGAATGAAAGAAGATGCTAAGTACAAAGGGTATGCTCGTGTTGAGAGCCAGCTTCTTGGCTTACCGTTTCAGTTCTATAGCTATGCGCTTGCAGCAACAAACAAGATTGCAGCGGCACATGCACATGGTCAGGTTAAGAGCCAGTTCCTTGGTTTAGCTTTGTCTATGGGTTTAGGCTACATGGTGCTAGACTACAAAACTCCAGACTTTGTTGATCTTTCATTCCAAGATAAACTGGCACGTTCATTTGATTATTCTGGCACTGCGGCTTTGTATTCAGATTTGTTCTACACAGCAATGTCTACAAGTATGGCATTAGGTGGGCCTAATCTTACCAATGGATTCTTGCAGCCGCGCTTTCCTCAAAAGCCAAACTTAGGTGAAGCAGCAACAGGGGTGCTAGGTGCGGGGCCATCTATTGGTTTAGATTATGGTACAGGAATATACAATCTACTGACTGGCAATGTAGGTGAAGGCACTAAGGAAATAGTAAGAAACCTTCCATTTGCACGAATGTGGTTTTGGAAAGGCAAAGTAAACGACATTACAAATATGCTTGAAGATGAGTTGGATGGCCCATCTGGATTTGGTCGTTACTAACTTTTTGTGCGTTGTGCTTATTTTATCTTCTTTGTAGATTGGCAACAAATCTATAGGTGATAGCATGACAATTAACATATCAGACAATTCTCCTCGTGTGTCATACTCAGTAGCGCAGGGTGTCACTCAAACTACGTTTACTGTGTCATTTGAGTTCTTCGACAACGACGATTTGAATGTCTATGTTGATGGCGTCCTTAAGACTCTGACCACTGATTACACTGTCACAGGTGGTGATGGCTCTACTGGCACCGTTACAATATCTGTTACAGGCGCGTCAGGGGGGTCTACAGTCGTTATTACGCGTGACATTGACCTAGAACGCACAACTGACTTTCCCGCTTCTGGAGCCTTTAATATCGCCACGCTCAACACTGAGCTTGATCGTATTATTGCTATTGCTGCTGACCTTGATGACCGTGCTGCTCGCGCTCTCCAGCTTACAGACTTTGATGCTGCTGCGAACTTAACACTTCCAGAGCTTGATACTCGCAAGGGCAAGACTCTTGCGTTTAATCTAACAACTGGTGCTGTTGAGGCTGGCCCATCTACTGCTGACGTTCAGTCTGTGTCTGACACTGCTGCTGATATTGCATTGCTTGCAGACATCGAAGATGGAACGCTTGCAACAAATGCAATTACCAACGTGAATACAATCCGCACTGATGTAACTACTGTGTCTGGCATTTCATCAAATGTCACAACGGTTGCGGGAAACAACGCCAATGTTACTACAGTAGCAACTGATTTAAGTGGATCGGACACAATTGGAACAGTTGCTGGCTCTATTTCAAATGTAAATACTGTTAGTAGTTCAATTGCAGATGTTACAACTGTCGCAACTAATTTATCTGGCGCAGATACAATTGGGACGGTGGCAACAAACATTGCAAACGTAAATACTGTTGGGGGTATATCCGCAAACGTAACGACTGTTGCTGGCATATCTGCAAACATTACAACTCTTGCTGGACTAACATCTGACATTACAGCGGTGGCGAATGTTGATACTGAGCTTGCTGCGGTAAGCGCAAAGATTACAGAAGTCCAAACTGTTGCAGATGATCTTAATGAAAGCATTTCTGAGATTGAGACTGTTGCTAACGACTTAACGTCTGGCAGTTTTGTTGCTGGAAGTGAGTATGACTTTGGATCAATTACTACAGCGACAACAGGTACATCAGGATCGCCTGACGGATTTATAGTTACTGTCTACAATAATCTAAATGACATTACTTCTCTTGCTGGTCAGGTATCTAACATCTCAACTCTTGGGTCTATATCGGCAAACATTACGACTGTGGCTGGTATCTCAAGCAATGTGACAACGGTTGCTGGTATAAGTGCCAATGTCACAAGCGTTGCGGGTGTCAGTGGAAGCATTCCAACTGTGGCAGGTGTGGCAAGTGATGTGTCAACTGTAGCGGGGATTAGTTCTGCCGTTTCAACTGTTGCTTCAAATGTATCAGGAATAAATAATTTTTCTGAGCGTTATCGGATTGGCACAACTGAGCCATCAACAAGCCTTGATACTGGCGATTTGTTTTACAATACTTCTACAACAACTCTCAAGGTTTATAATGGGTCTGCTTGGGAAGCTGGCGTTACTGCTGGGTCAGGTTTCCTTTCTCAGTCAAGTAACTTGTCTGACTTGCAGAGTGCGGCAACAGCTCGAACAAACTTAGGTTTGGGAACTGCGGCAACATCTGACACTGGAGATTTTGCGGCTGCGGTACACAATCACGATGCAGACTATGCTGCATTGTCACACACTCATACATTGTCTGACATTACAGACAGTGGAACCATGGCATCTCAGAATGCTAACAACGTAAACATAACTGGCGGCATCATTGATGGCGGCTCAATCGTGTAAGGACTGAAATATGGCAACATCTATTAGATTACGCGGCGGTACAACATCACAGCATTCAACATTTACTGGTGCTGCCAAAGAAGTTACTGTCGATACAGACAAGAATACAATCGTGGTTCACGATGGT